TTCCATATTTTGATATTGCAAAAGGCGTAAATACGTTGTAAGCTTGTCACATAAACAAGAACGTAAACAAAGGGAGAGAATAAAACAATGAATGCAAGTATGATAGCAAAACAAGATTTAGACGCAAAACAATTAAGTATTGTAGCGGCAGAAATGAACAAGAAACAAAAGTCAAAAGGTATCGCATACGCTTTATGGTGGTTTACTGGTGTGTTCGGTGGTCATAGATTTTATGCCGGTAACATTGGCATGGGCGTGGGTATGTTGTTAACACTTGGCGGCTTGGGAATTTGGTCATTAATTGATGTATTTATGATTGGTGGCGCGATTGAGCGAAAGAATGAAGAACTTGAAATGGAAGCAATTAACTTTGTCAAAGCGATGGAGAAATAATATAATACAGCTTGTATGTATGTTCTTAATAGGACACGAATGTTTTACAAGTTGTTTTGTGGCAAGTCATTGGCTGATGACTTGTCTTTTTTTTGTTCAACTAGAGTTCAACTAAAGAAAAGGACAAGTTGAACATAAGTTGAACAAGCACACACGCCACACATGGGCATATGTTTATATTAGGTATCGGCATACACCATTAGCTAAACTTCGTTTATATATAACTATTGCATTTGAAAAAGCGCCTACACAGAGGCGCTTTTCTTTTTTAGTTGCCTATAAATTGTTGTGTCCACATGTGCCCATATTGACCGCCTTTTACATAACCTACGCCAATTTCATCAAATGACGGATTCATGATATTTTCGCGGTGCCCTTGGCTATTCATCCAACTTTGCATAACCGCCGCCGGTGTTTGTTGACCGCTTGCAATGTTTTCGCCTGCCGTGCGGTATTGGATGCCAAATTGTTTCATCATTTGGAACGGTGAACCATACGTAGGTGATTGATGACTAAAGTAATTTTTATTAACCATGTCTTGGCTCTTTGTACGAGCTACCCTAGACAATTCCCAATTTAACTTGCAAGGGGCTATGCCTTGCTTTGCTCGCTCTTTGTTTACCAAGTCTACTACTTGTTGTTCAATTCCTTTTGTTGCAGAGATATTAGGAATTTGTAACTTTTGCATAGGATATATAAGATTCGGATTTTTAATTGAAGAGTTTGCATTGATGATTTCAGAAACGCCAATTTGGTACTTTGAGGCGATTTTCCACATTGAGTCACCACTTTTAACGGTATAGGTATCAAAACCTTGAGCACCTGCAAAACTGGGTAACACCAAGAAAGTTAACAATGCTAATGTGATAATTCTTTTCATGTCATTGCCTCCATTTTTTCATTTTAAAACCCTTCACACGAATGCAAAGGGCTACAAAGGGGATTTCACTACATGCCAACATCTTTATTTTGACCATAGGAGGCGAAAACATGCTTAAACCATACCAAACTAAGCAAAGACCCGAAAAGCCGCAAAATAGCGAATTTGACGAGGTTAAGCCATTAAAGCCAAACGAACCGGCACAAGAACCCAAAAAGTAATATAGCTGCATGTTATTTCCATTGCCTTATGCGTACAAAAGCCTTATAATTATATACATAAGGCAAAGGGAAATGCCTTAACTAAAAGGAGGCAATAACATGATTAAAGAACTAGAAAGATACATTAGTGATTTGGAACTAGAATATATTAATACCGGTTTTCGTACCGAAGTTTACGCAAGACTTGAAGAGGCTTATAGAATCCAAAAAGTGATGATACAAGCCCAAGTGCAAGAAGCAACAAAAATTTTAGCATAAGACAATACGCCGCCTGCATATGGTTAGGAGACTGACTATGAAAGGGGGCGTATCTTGTTAAGAGGGCTTTCATGGATTGAAGAGCAGGAAATGATTGAACTTTTTTTACCTCCTTTGCAAGACAAAAAAGCTATAGTGGACGCACGGCGAATTGAGCAGTTAGAACAGGAGAATTATTATTTTTACACCGAAGTTGAGCGGCAATGAGTAAAAAAGTAATTGAGCGTAAACCTTCCGATTCATGGCTAATACCTTTGGACATTTTGCAAGAATACATTAAGAGGCGATTCAAAAAGAAAAAAGGGAAAAAATAAGCTCTAGGCGTGAGCATTCGCCTAGAGCTTTTTATTTTGGAAAGGGTGTTTAGTTTGGAATATAACGAAAAACAAGAACTAGAAAGAATTAAAAAACTTATAGATAAAAAAGAAGAATTGCTACACAATCCATTCGCTAACATGCCTTTGTCAAGCGTTCAAAAAGCATTAAAGCTTTTAGAAGAGTATAGCGAGGAATTTTAAATTTTCATGATTGTGTCGCCTTTTTCGACAAGCATAGCCTTTTGAGCGTCCGACATTTCTTGACCTTTCCATAACACCGTGTCTCTTAAAAGCACGTTGTCGAAAACGTCTTTGCTTGGGCGCTCCATTTCATCAGACAAACCATAAATAAAATCAAGTGAACAGTTATATAAGTTCGCCAGTGTCAATAATACATGTGAGCTAGGGTAACGGTGATTTTGGTTTGATTCGCTCGCCTCGTAACCTTGTAAGGTTGAAGTAGCTAATTCTAAACCATGTTCATTTTTAAGTAGCTCTACTACTTTTCGTAAGGATAAGTTTCTATGGTGTCTTACTTTTTTTAGTCGGTCATTAATTGGCAAATTAAATTTTGTGCGCTTCATATCCGCTTCTTTTGGAAAGCGTTTTGCAGTTGCAGGCATTTTATCATTCTCCTTTCAAAGCTTTGTACCCTATTTCAAAGGGCGTAACACTTTGTATATATATATTCTAGTAGAATTTTTTAAAAACGTCTACTTGGTAATTATTTGATTTACGCCATAGGCTATTGTGTTGTACGCAAAAGGCACGTATAATAGGTTATATAAGACGCATACGGCGTTATAAATTGGAGGAATTAACATGAAAAACATGAGAACAGGTTTAGTTAAAAATCGCAAAGGCGAAATGGTGGAGCGCCGCCAATGGTTAAAAGATATTCGCGCAGAAAAAGGCTTAACAGTGAGAGAAGCGGCACAAACGCTTGGCATGTCTTGGACACATTTAAGTGATATTGAAAACGGCAGACGCCGACCAAGTTTAGAGTTAGCCGTTAAAATTGGGCATTTCTTTGGATTTGAAGCAGAAAAATTTATTGCGAATTGAGGTAGCGGCATGAAAAAAATTCTCGACAAACGCAAAATGAGTGATAGTTGGCAAGAATACCGGAAAAATCAAAAAGGCATTGGCGGTAGTGAAGTTGCAACGATTTTAGGCGTTCAACCGGATTATATGAAGAGCGCTTTTATTTTATGGCTTGAAAAGACCGGACAAAAGGAACCCGATGAAGTAGACAATGAGTTTGTTTTGTGGGGGAACCTTTTGGAACCGGTCATAAGAAAGCAATTTGCAGAAGAGACAGGCTTCAAAGTCTACCAAAGTCATTATGTGTTACAGCATGATAAGTATGAGTTTATGGTTGCAAACCTTGACGGTGAGATTAAAGACCCGAACCGAAAAGGGCGCGGCGTTCTTGAAATTAAGACCACAAGCGAATGGAACCATAAAGAATGGCAAGGCGACCACGTGCCCTTGGCTTATATGGCACAGGTTCAACATTATCTAGCCGTTACAGGTTATGAGTATGCTTACATTGTTGTGCTTATTGGCGGCAACAAAATGCGCTATTGGCTCATAGAACGTGACGAGAATTTAATAAACATGATAATTCAAAAAGAGCAAGAATTTATGCACATGGTAGAAAACGATATAGCGCCGGAAATAGGCGGAAAAGAAAGTGATAGTGAATGGTTAGCGGCTACTTATCCGCAAGCAATTGACGAGGTTATGAGCATACCGCCGACAATTGAACAATTAGCATTGGAATATAACGAATTGCAAGAACAGCAAAAAGAAGCAACAGCAAGAATGAAAGAGATAAAGAACAAGATTAAGAAAGAAGGCAAAGCGACACAAACACTACAAGGCAACAAAGTAAAAGTGTACATGCCTACCGTAACAAAAACACTCTTAGATACTAAGCGCCTAGCCGAAGAGCAACCGGAAATAATGGCGCAGTACAAAACAAAAATAAGCAGTTATCGAGATTTTAAAATACTACCCTTGGAGGCATAACACATGGCAACGAAAGCAAATACAAAGGACTTACAGAACGCAATTACAAACCAACAAAACAAGCAAGCGGCACAGCTTGACCCATACCGCAAAGCGCAAGCCTATTTAAAGAAAATGGAACCGGCTATAAGCGAGGCACTACCAAAGAACGCAGGCATGAGCGCCGAGCGTTTGAGCCGTATTACATTGACCACGTTAAAGACCACACCAAAGCTTTTAGAATGTAGCATAGAAAGCCTGCTAGGCGCCGTGTTACAAAGCGCACAACTAGGACTAGAGCCAAACTTACTTGGCTCATGTTATTTCATCCCATATGGCAACACAGTGAGTTTTCAAATAGGATTCAAAGGGCTTATTGACCTTGTGACACGTAAAGGCGAGGTAAACACGATTGTAGCCAAAGAAGTGCGAGAAGGTGATACATTTATTTATGAGTGGGGGCGAAACGAAACATTAAAGCATATACCGGCACCGGCAAACCAACGCGGCGAGATTCAGTATTTTTATGCCTATGCTCATTTGAAGAATGGCGGCTTTACATTTGAGGTTATGCACGTGTCAGAGATTGAGAAAATCAGAAACGAACATTCAAAGGCTTATAACAACGCCGTGAAATACAAAAACGAAGAAAGCTCTATTTGGGTAAAGCATTATGAAGCAATGGCGAAAAAGACCGTAATTAAACAGCTTATTAAGTATTTACCGATAAGCGTGGAGACACAAAACGCCGTAGCTCATGACGAAACAATACGAAAAGATATTACACAAGAAGCCGTGCATGTTGACTTGGAAAATGACGGCACAGAAGGCATGACTTTTGAGGGAGAAATTTTAGAGAAACAGGAAGAAAAACAAGAATAATTGGCAACGATATTGAGACAAGGCGAAAAAGCCTTGTCTTTTTTTTAGTTTATAGGAAGGGGCAAAAAAATGAAGCATTTTAGAATACCGTACAGCATTTTAAGCCATGACATTATGCAAGCCGAACGCCAAATAGAATTAAGATTATTTCTAACTATTGTTGGCAACGCTTGTTATAAGGACGGCGTACAGGTGGCAAAGAGTCAAATAATTTTAGGAAAGGGGCAATGGTTACGAGCTAATAGGAAATTACAAAAAGATTTAAAAGCAAGCCCTAACAGCTTAACAAGGGCAATTGCTTGGCTAGTCGAAAAGAATTTAATATCTATTGAGCATGTAAGACTAGGAACTATTTTCACCGTTACAAGCTTTGAAATTTATCAAGGAAATGAGCGTTATCGAGAGGATAACGCAAACAATTTAGCGTTATCGACAGAGAAGCGCAAAGAATTAGAGCGTTATCATGAGGATAACGAAGAGCGCTATCGAGAGGATAACAATACTAATAAAGATATAAATACTAATAAAAAAGATAATATATATCCTTTATCTAGTAGTAAGAACATAAAGGCAGGTTTTTACGATGAAAGAGATACAAGCACTATTGAATGGGAAAAGTATGATTGGAAATTTTAAAGGCTTTGAAAAATGCGAAGGATGCCAAGAAGAAATAGAATTGGTTGAATATCCAATTATTGGCGGTCCGAACAAAGGGCAACCGGCTATTTTTAGAAAAGGTTGCAAATGTGAAGAGAGAAAGCTTGCAAAAGAAGCCTTAGAAGCAAGAGAAAGAGCCAAGAAGCAATATGCCTTAGATTTATTCGACTCTAAGAGCCTTATAAACGAGGATTTAAAAAAGGCAACGTTAAAAAATTATATGCCTAAAAACCAAACGCATCAGAATGCCCTAGAATGGGCGGTAGACTATTGCAAGTCATTTAATACTAGAGAGAATAAAAAAGCGATTCTAGCCGGCTCCTATGGCTTGGGTAAGTCACATTTAAGCGTAGGTGTGACCAAGTATCTTATGAGCCAAGGAATAACATGTATTTTTATAAGCGTGCCGAAATTATTCACACGCATTAAGAGCACATGGGAAAAAGAAAGCACAGTAAGAGAATTAGAACTGTTAGAAGCGCTTGAAACGGTTGACTTGCTTGTATTTGATGATTTTGGCGCCGGAAAGTGTACCGATTGGCAACTAGATAAACTATTTGAAATCATAGACAGCCGAGAAGGTAAGCACACTATTTTTACAACGAACTTAGATTCTAAAAGCCTTGTGAAATGGACAGGCAAACGGAACTTTGACCGGCTTTTACACCATACAGACGAAATTAAGTTTGAAGGTGAAAGCTACCGTTGGAAAGATAGAAGGAGGCATTAAACCATGTTTAGCAACAAGACCCGACACGAATTATATAAAAAATTTTATGACCAATACGAATCATGGGATATATACGACAAAGCCCTAAAGATTTTTGAAGTAAACAAAGGGCACCGAAAAGCCGCAAATGATTTTGCGAAAGAACATAAAGAGCTACGCGGCTACTTAATTTTTCCGCATAGACAGGGCGGTATTATGTTCTATGACATAGACGAGGGCATAGCCGAGGAAACAGGCTCCTTTGATTTGTTTTTAAAATACGAGCTAGGGATTGATTGTGATGTTTGAAAACAACCAAGGGCAAGAATTCGAGCAAGTAATTGAATGGGCGAATATGAGTTATTACTTGAAGCGTGAAGCGGTGATACAAAAAATAGCCGTGCCGTGGAAAGTAGAACGCCGCTTTGATTATGTGAGCAATTCAAATACAATCGTTTCAGCTTATCCCGAAAAGAAAAGTACGGTGGATTTTGGCGGAACGGCTAGAGGCTTTTCGATTTGGTTCGATGCCAAAGCGACCAAGAACAAAACAAACTTTCCTTTGGCGAATTTAAAGAGTCACCAAATAGATTATTTACAGCGTGTGCATGAGCAAGGCGGCAAAGCGTTTTGGCTTATCTTCTCGCAAACAGAAAATAAGACATGGCTATTGTGGCAACACATGTTAGACAAGTTCATGGAAGACTATAAAAGAAAGTCTATTCCTTTTTCTTGGCTTGACGAAAACGCGCCGCTTTGCTATCCGAGCAAAGACAATGCCCTAGATTATTTAGCCGAGGTTTTCAGAAATGAATGAGCTACTTTTTAACCGTGAATTACTAAGAGATATTATGTTAACAGGCGTAAGGATTTTACGCGATAACTTTTGTTACACCTACGAAACCGCGCAAATTTTTGGGAATGCCTTTGTAACCAACATGAATAAAGAGCACATGTATTATGTGATGAATTGGAGCGATGAACACAAGCTTTTTATCCATGAGTGGGAAGGCGCAAAAGATAAATTTACAACCTACGTTGCCGGCTTACAGCTATTCGACACATTGACCGCAAACATGAATTTTAACGATGAAGAACTAAAGCAATTCCAAAACATTTTCACAAAATATGTGAAAGTAGTTGAGCCGCATGAGTGTACAGAAAATGAAAGACGAACGAACGATTGAGAGCCATTTAAGACATTATTTGACCTACAAAACAGGCATAGTNAATTGCCAAAAACAATTGGATTACATTATGCCGAACATGACCGCACATTATGACTTTGTGGGCGGCTCTACGTTTCACATAAGCAACAGCACCGAAAAAGTAGCAATAGACCGCATAGAAAGCAAAAGAGCATTAGATTTACATGAAACGATTCAGCGCTATTTGTTAATTGTACAAAGCATCGAAAATGCACTAGGCGATTTAAAAAATCAAGAACGCGAATTTATAGAACACCGTTACTTTAATTGCATGAGCATACAGGAAGTAAAATTGGTAATGGGTTACAGTGAGGAAAAGAGCATATACAGAATTAGGCGCCACGCATTAGACAAGCTATTAATAAGCCTTAATAACTTATTAAGCTTGAAATGAGGGGGCGCGGTAATGCTACTAATATGCGACTTTTGCGATTCTATAAAAAGCGGAATCTTTAAAATAGAGGCGGCTTTCTATATCACCGAGGACGAAATTTTATTTCCAAGTGATACAAGCCGCTATCAAAATATTTGCCTTGACTGTATGGGCGTTACTGTATGGGAGGATTTAGAAGATGATTAAATGTGATTTTTGTGGGCGCGAATATATGACAGGCATAAGCTTGCCGGTTACGGTGACTTATGACGAAACCACAACCACAATAGAGCAAGGAACAGACCGCAACACCATTTGCACGCCATGTTTAGGGCAAGAGGCTTATGCCGCTAACTATAACGCTACAAACGAATAGGAGCTAACAACATGCTTAAAAAACTAACAGCCGTTTGCTTATCGGTTTTTATTTTAGGATTTGCCACGATAGCAAGCGCAGAATATACCGTAAAAGCAGGCGACACGCTAACAGGCATTGCAAAGAAGTATGGCATGTCCTACGCGGATTTAAAAAGCCTAAACCCACAAATTAAGAACCCGAATTTAATTAAAGTGAATGACTATATAAACGTGAGAAGCGGCAACAAAGCAAAAGACCTTGTTGACTATGCACGCTCCTTACAAGATGTAACAACTTATGTTTACGGTGGACAACAAAACCAAGCGCCGCCGCTAAGAACTGATTGTAGCGGATGGACGCAATATATTTATAAAAAGTTTGGCGTGAACTTGCCGCGTGTGAGCCGTGACCAAGCGAGAGTGGGCACACCTGTAAAGTTTGCGGATATGAGAGCCGGCGACTTAATGTTTTTTAGCACAAGAGCCGACCACGTTATAACGCATGTAGGAATATACATGGGAGGAAACTATTGGATCTCGAATTTGTCAACTGGTAAAGATGTCCGTATTTTATCGACCTTTGGCACGTGGACAAAAACCTATTTCCAATGGGCTACACGTGTGCTATGAGAGCATATGAGATTTTAGGCGGCATTGTATTAGGCTACTTTGGTAGCGTGTTTTTACAAGCCGTGAAAGAGCTTATAAAGTTATGGATATAAAAGAGTTAACAATAATTTTTAACGTGCTCATAACCTGTTTTAATGCGGTTATGGGCGTTATTAACTATAGGCTAGGCAAACAACGAACAAAAGGAGAATGAGCCATGAGCAAAAGCAAGCGTAAAAGAAGACGTAAGAACATTTATTTTCAGCCGAAAATGTTAATTGGACAAGTAAAAAAGTTTCACATTTAAGAAAAAAGGGCGCTATGACAGGTTTTTGACAGTAAAAGTACCATATAAATCATGGTTTTATTGGCTAGAATAGAGAATAGGCGCAAAGCGGTAAGCCCTTTCCTGCTTTGCTTTAATCTTTCTTTGGCTTGTAAAGCTTCTATATCCCTTTGTTAGCAACCGGCACACAAGCTTGGTTGCTTTGTTTTTTCTAAGGAGGTACAGACACCATGAGCACCACAAAAAAACGTGGAAGACCAAATAAACTTACTAAAGAATTACAAGATAAATTGTGCGGCTATATTGCCGAGGGTAACTATTTAGATACAGCTTGCCGCTTATCCGGCATTGACTACGCAACTATGCGCCGTTGGATATTGCAGGGCGAGCAAGACATGAGCGGCAAGTTTTTTGAATTTCAAGAAGCAGTACAACAAGCCGAGGCGGTAGCAGAAGCGGAACGAGTCAGATTGATTTTAAAAGCCGGTAAATACGATGATTGGAAAGCGAACGCATGGTATTTAGAGCGTAAATATCCCGAACGTTGGGGAAGGAAAGAGCGCATAGACGCCCATGTAACAAGTGAGCACACCGAGCGCAAAGAAATGCTAATAGAACACCAAATAGAAACAGACCCACAAACGGTTGAATTAGTGCGCCAGTTATGGAGAAGGCAACAATCATTGGAGCAAAACGAATGATAAGCGCAAAAGACCAAGAATTATATATAAGGGCGGCGGCACGTAAAGACTACGCTTTTTATTGTGAATTGGTGCATAACGGTAGATATATACCGGCTAGGCACCATTTTTTGTTGTGCGATGCCGTACACCGCATATGTGAAGGCAAGCTAAAAAAGTTAATGGTTTTTATGCCGCCGCGACATGGTAAAAGTCAAACGATAACGGAAACATTGCCGAGCTATTTAAACGGCAAATTCCCAAATAAAAAAGTAATGACCATTTCATACGGTGACAGCCTAGCAAAAGAGTTTGGACGAAAGAACCGGCAAAAGGTAAAAGAATACGGCAAAGAGATTTTTAATGTTGAGCTTGACCCTGCTAATAAGTCTATGAGCGATTACACAATCAAAGACAAGTTGGGCGGCTCTTATTTTAGTTCTATCTTGGGCGGCGTGACTGGACGCGGCGCACACTATTTAATTATTGATGACCCGATAAAAACACGCCAAGAAGCAGAAAGCGAAACATACCGCAACCGTGTTTGGGAAGAGTACCAAAGTTCACTAAGTACGCGTTTAATGCCAAACGGTGTAACGATTGTGATTCTCACACGTTGGCACCATGACGACTTAGCCGGACGCATTCTAGCCAGTGAGCCGGACGAATGGGAAGTTATAAGCCTGCCTGCAATAGCAGAAGAAAACGACCTATTAGGGCGTGAAGAGGGCGAGCCTCTTTGGTCTGAATTTGGCTATGACAATGAATGGGCAGCAAAGAAAAAAGTGGAAGTTGGTAGCAAGGTTTGGTACAGCCTTTTTCAACAGCGACCCACACCGGATAGCGGCGATATATTTAAGCGTGATTGGATTCATTTCTACAAGACATTGCCGCAACTAGACGAGCAATTAATAAGCGTGGACGCCTCTTTCAAAGATAAAAAAGATAGTGACTTTTGNGTNNTCCAAGCATGGGGCAAGAANGGCGCGAACAAATATCTTATAGACCAAGTGAGAGACAGAATGAACTTTCCACAAACNGTTGCNGCTATCCGTGCTTTTTCCGCTAAACATCCGAAAGCTCATACAAAGCTAGTTGAGGATAAAGCAAACGGAACGGCAATAATTGACTATTTAAAGAAAGAGATTAGTGGAATGATACCTATTGAGCCAATGGGCGGCAAAACCGTGCGAGCGGATGCCATNAGCCCACAATGGGAAGCAGGCAATGTATTTTTACCGCATCCGAGNATATGCCCTTGGATTAATGATTTTATNGAGGAATTAATTCANTTTCCAGCCGGNAAGCATGACGATATGGTNGATGCAATGAGCCAAGCCCTTACACGTTGGCAAACCGCTATTAATTTCTTTATAGGAAGGGCGTAACTATCTTGTTTGAAACATTAGACGAAGGCGCAAAAAAAGCCTTTGAAGAGCTAACAGAAAATGCACAAGTGGCATTTGGATTTAGTAAATATGCTTTNTTGCATGGGTGGAGCCTTTTATTTTTGGTTGTAGCCGTGGCAATTGTGTTTGCATTGATTTTAAACAACAAGGATGATTGACCATGTTTGACTATTTCAAGCATTGTCTACAGGATTTTAACGTTTTCATGTTCCTTGCTATTGTGATAGTCAATACAGCACTAAGCAAAGCAAATAGCACCAAGCTTTTAAAAGAGCAAAGCCAAGAACTGTATAACGAAATCGAAGAAATAAAAGACGAAATAAGAGAGTGTAGAAAATGAGTGAAACTATCACATTAACCATTATCGAATTTATAGCAAGCGTCATTGTTGAAGGTGTTATATTAGCCGGCATCTTTTCACATATAAGCAACCAAGCGCAAACCAAACAGCAACAGAACTTGCAACAAGAAATGAATAACATAGAAATCCAAAACAAGTTTATTTATACACAGTTGCAAGCCGAGATACACCGAGCCAAGCAAGACATACTAAGCGAAATAAAAGAGTCTCAACAGAATAATAAACAGGCGCCGACCCACAATGAATAGGGGGCGCTTTTTTCCGTTTGTAAATATACGAAAAGGAGGGGCAAAGCTTGAAATTTAACCCTTTCAGAAAAAAATCAATGCGTTATAGTCAGTTGTTGCCAAGTTGGAAGACAAACCAAGACGCAAAATTTAATGATTGGACAACCGAGAAAGCCATAAGCGAGGGGCTAAAGTCTAGCACATATGTTTATGCCTGTATTCAATTAATCGCTAGGAGTGCGGCAAGTGTGCCGTGGTACGCGTATAGACAAAAGCGCAATGGTGATTGGCAACAAATAAAGCGGCATCCTATGGAGCTTTTAATTGAAAATCCTACGCCCTTTCACAACCGAAAAGACCTTATAGAAGGCATGGTTCACCATTTATATTTGGGCGGTAATGCCGTGTTTACAAAGGTAAGAGCCGGAGGGGTGCCGGTAGAATTGTGGCAATTGCCGCCGGATGCAATGAAGGTTATACCAAGTAAAACGGATTTTATTGACCATTATTTATACGAGAAAGACGGCGTAAGACAGCGCTTTGAACAACGCGACATTATGCACAATAAGTTTTTAGACCCTGCAAACCCTTATTGGGGCATGGCACCGCTACAAGCCGGAGCAAGAACGGTTGATAGTGAAGTTGAAGCCGTGCGCTTTCAAAAAGTTTCACTTCAAAACCGTGCCATTTCAGACGGTAT